CGTCCATACCTCATATTGTATTGGGAAAACTGCTGGCGATTGACTAATTTATAAGAACCATATTCATTCGACAAAACATAACCCTCAGCGGCAATATACTTCTTTCCAAGATAAGCAAAGGGACCATCATTGGCACAAAGTGACAATTTATCCATCTTAATCGTCCACACAAGTTTCCAAAAACGCATTAGGTTCACGTCGCAGTCGGCGGCGACCGCCAGGGCGTCAGGGTCCAATTCAGCGTTGGTTTTTACAAAAGTGTTAATAACCTTCTCAATCTGTCGTGCTTTACTATCACTAACAAACTCACACATTTGTGACATTTGCCGCGCAAACTTGATAATATCTTCGAACAAATCTTCTTCACACCAAGCATCAGGTTGCACAAACATTACTTCCCTGGTTGACTCTAACCGTGGGACTAATGGCATTGCCCAACTATCGCGAAGATCGTCGTTTGCTTCATACAAAGTATGCGGTGCTACGATGATACTCTCACGCACAATTTCATCAAAAACATATTTAATTGTGTTAGGTTTGTAAGTATCATTACCACCATATCCAATAAAATCACCTTGAATGATCTTATCAGTGTGTGGCAGACAATCAAAACAATCGTGCAGAATATCCCTTACTTCACCCTCATAATGCTCATCAATTTCATCGTGAGAGTGTGCAATACGAATCTTTTTCTTATTGAAAACTGCTTTCGTACCAACAAAGAATGTGCCAGTAGCAGGATCAGTTCCCCACACAATCGCAGGGCAACCATCAATCTTTACTGAAACATGTGCAGGTTCAGTGAACCAATCAAGAACCTCAAGATCACCAGTAAGGATAGAATCTTCGGGGTGTTGTAGATGGAGATTTTTCATTTGAGGATGTGACGATAATCGATAGATTTGATGCACCAACCAGATGCAGATGTGATCTCTTCGATTAAATCATCTCCATCATCTGCATCCCAAAATGTACCAATGTATTCTTCACTAAGTTTCTCTTCGGTGCAAATTTGATCTGATTCATTCCAACCTTCTTCGTCAAGATAGCAATCAAATTGAATATCAGTTACTTGAAATTGCATCACTTACCAACTCCATAATCGTTTGCAGTTGCTTCAAGTTCACCAAAATTATACTCATCTTCTTCAAGTAAATGTGGGTAGTATTCTTTCACTTCTTCAAGCAATTCTGCATCGGAATACTTATCATAACTTTCACTCATATTGTCGTAAAGAATCGCCATCATAGTTTTGATGTCCATATCATCCAGGATTTGCTGGATCATATTGTCTTGAAGATCAGAACGGTTCATGAGAAGAATTGGATGAAGTTACCGATGAAAGTGAATCAAACCAGGCAGGAATCGACTGCTTCCATAACATCACCGTATTCTCCGACAATGTTACCGTGAGCGTCACGAATGTAAGCGTAGGAATCGCTCTCATCGTGCATAGAGAAGCAGATGTCCATAGCACGGTCTAGGGTGGAGACGTACTCACCCTCACCGAGGGCAGGGCAGGCAACGTAGAAAAGATTGGTCATTGGTTTTGTTTGAACTGAAGTAATTGTAGGGGATCGGGGGACGGTGGTGTGGGGGCAGTGTGCCAGTTCCTCAACAGGCACAGCACAGAGCAGAATTGAGCAGTTGTGGTTCAGTGTGAAAGTCTGTTACAGTGTAACCATAACCATCCACACGAGAGGCGATCTCACGCTCCATGTCGCGCTTGTTGATCATCGACTTAGACTGAGTGCCACCCATAAAAGTAACAATTTTCAGAACCTGGCGGGAGTTGATTGTGCCATCCACGAACTTGACGGGATAGAAGTCAACAACCATGTTTCCGCCTTTTGCTGTGAGTTGCATTGCCTTGGTTTGAACTGATCTAATAATAGGGCAAAGGGGGATCAGGGGAAGCGGTGTTGTGCCACTTCCCAAACTGTCACCAGATCTCCGTCCAACGCTTGTGGGTCTCTTTACTTACCCTGCCTTCCTTTAGCATATTGTCGCAAACATTGCAGAAGACTTGAAACTTTTCTTCACGGGTGAGAGTGTCCGCACCATCGCAATTTTTCATGATGCTGATCATGTATGCTTTGTTGGTGATCATTGGTCTCTGTTGATTACTTTGTAATCATACAGGCAATCGTGCCTCAGATTGTGTGTGCTGTGCCAGTTTGCGAGGTGGCACACACAACTCCTCCATTATAATTTGTTTTGGTAGAAAGTTCCAACAATAGTAACTAGAACTGAATGTGATTTTATCGTTTGGTCTACCATCAGGAGAGTGGAACTTCATCCGCTTATCAAACATCAACAGTTGCAGATCCTTGTCCTTGAATAACTGTTTCGGAGCAGAATCATTCAACCAAGTGTTAGTCATAATCAACGCAAATGGTTTGTTAAATGATAACGCTCGCTCAAAAAACTTACGCTTGTTTGTGAATGGAGGATTAGAGACTATTACATCCCAATGGAAAGGTTCATAGGTGAAAAAATCTTTTCCATCATCAATATGAGAGTATTCAACACTATGAGTCTGTGAGATTTGTTTGACAAATTCACTCTCTGCTTTATCAAATGGGCACCAGACTTTTGCATCCTGAGGAATATATTTCAGGATGGGAGTGACACCATAATCGGGAGTGTAACACTCATCATTGTTACCTCCCGAATACATCAGTTCTTTACTATCAATCATTTGACTCGAGTACCAACTGCATAGATTTCTTTCTTAGAGATAGTAACACCGATGCGGGGATCTTTTGCGTTACCGTTCTTTTTCTGGGGATACTGTTTCTTACACTTAGGAAGAAGAATTGCAAGAACATCATCACAATCAAGTTTCCACACTTCTGCAATCACACCACCATCATAACGTGCATAATAGTGATTCTTATACTTACCAATCTTATCTTCAATCAAATAGCGTTCTTGTTCTTCCCAAGTATCTTGAACACTAATACCATTATACGTTGCATTGATAGAATTTGCAATGGTAGATTTATACTCACATCCACCATCTTCATCGAAAGCATCTGCACCACTATAATCATCCGCGATACGATGACCCAAGATCCCCGCCATATGAATCTCACGGGAGCGAGCATAGGAGAAGGGATCACCCCATCCATTGGTCTCGCAGAGGGCGTACATCTCCTCGTAGAGTGCCTGGTAGCGTGCTTCGGGAGTGGTCATCAGTGTCTGTCGATTACTTCGTAATCATAGGGCACCACAGAGGCGATTGGCGAACCCCTGTGCCACTTCCTGATCTGGCACACCAAAAGTATCAGTCAACCACCAATCATATAACCTTTCTTCTTCTTTTCGTGCTTCAATTTCGTGTGGTTGATCTTCATAAGACCAATTTTCTGCTGGTTCTGTATAATAACACAATTTTCCACTGCGAAACCGCAACGAACCTTCTACCCATTGGCGCAGATGCGTCAGTTCGTGAAAAAGAGTTTTTACATATAACTCCTTATCCATATGGGTTTGGAGTTCAATTAGGAAATGGCGTGGACGATAACTATCACCCACAACATCACAATAACCAACTACATTTTCACTCTTCATTCCACGATGAACAATATCCACCGTGATTTTATGTCGCGGAAAGAAGTTATTCAGAAACCAAGAGGTAACATCCTCACAGAGGATTTTAGAATAACCGTATCCAGAATGGCAGATGTAAGACATGAACCCCAGTGAAGAAACCAAACAAAAGAACTGATGAAGATAAGTTTATGTGTAGTTGTCATCCCCAAGCACTCATAAACTCATCCATACTGAATATCTCATCGGTGCCAGTTTCATCAACTAACTCATCATAACTCATTTCTTTCAGCATCTCCAGGTATTCTTCGGGAGTTGCATCTTCATCGGGGTCAAAATCATCATGGCAGAGAAACACATACTCATTGTAGAGTGCGTCGATTAGTTGTTCCTTACTTGGCATACAAGTAACCTCCTGCCCAATCTGCATTTTCCAGCAACCATTCACGCTGCTCAATCAGTCGCAGGTCATAACGAACACCTTTGGCAGGAGACTTCCAGGAAGCAGACTTATACACTTCACCAGTCTTCTTATCTACGAAAGCGTGAACACTACGGGAAGGATCACGGTTCTCATTAGGAATCTCCATAATGATTTTGAAATACTTACGTCCTTCTTCAGGATAGAACTTATACACAGGAGCATCGTAACCACCGACTTTGCCGTGATTACGGGACTTGAAGTTATCCACAAGGGCATCACACAGCATCAGAGTCCACTTACGAACATTCAGTTGGATGGTGTTCCTGGCGTCTTGAGTGGCGCAGTAGTCAGCGAAGGTGGAAGTCATCGGTTGCTTGCGTATGAAAGTATTATAGGGCATCCTAGGCACCTGTCACGGTGCCCTGTGCCACTTGTTCAACTGGATTAAACTGCAAGTGCTCCAGTGGGGATTTCAACAACTTCGGGTTGTTTGTTATCAAATTCGTGCATATTATAGCACACCCATTCACCATCGCGGAAGATGTAATGATACTCCTCACCAATACCTTTGAGTAGATATTCTCCAAGGTTATTATCAAGGCGAGGAGGAGTATTTTCTCCACGCTGAGAGTAGTATTGAGGACCATAAACTCCCACCACACCAGTATCATCCCAGCGGTCATCAGTCCAGCAGCAGGACATATCACCACCGTCAATCAGT